ATATTATATCTTTTATCTTCATCTGCATATACTTCTGCTGATATTTCATCTAAATTTTGATATTCAATACCATTAATGTCAAATAAAGAATAACCTGTTTCACTATCATATAAACCATTTGCATAATTTTTTTTGTATTTAACATTAACTGCATTTACGACATCATCTATCTTTGTAAGACTAAAAGAATAATTTATTACATCTATAGATTTAATTGTTGTAAAAGGTTGGTTACTTAATACTTGATGTATAGGTATAAATTTAAAATTACCTTTTGTATCGTAAGATGGTATTATTAAAGAAGATTTAAATAAATTTTCAAAAACTTGTTTTGCTTCTTCTTTTTCAAATAAAGTAAACGAATTTTGCCAATCATCAAATTCAGTAAATGTTGTTTGACCATTAAAATTAAGTTCTGATTTTAAAATATCATCTAATATTAATTGTGATTGAGTTATAGCAACGTCAGTACCCTCAAGAACACGACCTGCTACATCAGCATAAAAATCTTTTTCTAAAGGTTCATCTATTACTAAATCTTGTAATAAAAAAACATTAAATAAAAGTGTAGAACAATACCCTCTATGATTATCTTCTCTTTCAAATTGTGGTATTCCAAATTTGTATGAACTAAATGCAGTTGTACTATTAAAAGTTCCTGATTCTGCAAATGCTTCTGTTACAGTAACAGAATCTTGAGTTCCTGATTGCACTCCTATTGGATATGAAAAATGTTCAAAACCATCTTCTAAATTTGGAATATAAGGAAAATCAGGGTCATCACCTGTTCCATCTATAAAATCTCTAGCAACTCTTTTAAAAAAATCATTTTTTTTAAATTCAGGTATAGTGTCTGTTGTCCAAAATTGTGAAGGAACACCTCCTCTTAAAGAAATAGCACCTCCTGTTTGCATATCATCAAAAGTATGGTATTCAGCATCATATATTATTTTACTTGAACAAGGAAAACTACCAACATTATTTTTTAATATAAATTTAGCAGCAGCATAACCTGTATGATTACCATCACCTCTATGACCTGATAAATTTCTACCACAAAAATATAAACCTGTACTTGTTAATCCATTTTGAATTTTATCTACAGGATAAAAACCTTTATTCACATTAGAAACGTGATTATCATCAATAAAAGATTCTACTGCACTTGGTCCATCATTTTGATGACAAGCTGTTGGTTGCCACCAAGTATATGTTTCATTTCCATCTTCTCCTCCGATACCCCAATCATCATCATAACCATAACAAGCCTCAGTTCCCCAATTTAAATTTTGTGATTGGTCAAAAGGTTTCCAAGCATTTTCTTGTCCTGCTAAATAATTTGTAAATCCAAATATTTTATTCCTAGAAGTAGTGCCACCTTCATCTAAAGATTCACCATTATCTTCATTAAATATAACAAAACCAACTTTTTCAATAGGTCTATATACTCTTGTTGGTATTCCTAAAAAATCATTTTCTACTATAAAACTTTCTGCTCTTACTTTAACTGATGCCGATGTATCAAATCCATTAGATTGCTGAAATGAATATACTTCGCTTGATGTTCCTGTTAAAACTATTTTTCTATAATTATCATCATCAGGGTCAGTAATACCATCAACATAAAAACTCCAACCTTTAGTATTTTCATTATCTAATCTTTGTAAAATAGGCGTAAATTCATTATCATAAATGGCTAATGAAGACGATGATAAATATTTTTTATCATACAATATACTATTACCATATTCTTCTTGATTTGGTATAGTCCATAAACCTTGTATTTTTTGTCCTCTTTTATCTATATGAAGTTTTGTTAATTGTTGATTTAACTCACCACCATCAGTAACACCTAATGAACGTGGTATTAGTGGAGATTTATCAACATAACCATATACCATTGGATAGGGTCTTCCAATATCATCTTCTTTATAAAATATTTCATCAGGCACATCAGAACTTGGTATTTGTTGTGATAATAATTGTTGTGTAAAATCTTCTAAAGTAAGTTTTATAGTTTCTGCCGATTGTGAAAAACGTCTAATAGAACCTGTGTAAATATGTAAACAATCATTTAAATTATCTATACCATTTGCACAATAATAAACTTCACAAACACCATTTAATATAGATTGTATTTCATCACTAAATATAACACCATCATACATAGCATTAGATATACTAACATTAACTGAAGATATAGTAAATTTATTATCTATAATATTAGCAGAAGAAGTTACTGTAGGTGATGATAACAATAAACCTTTGTATGCTTCTCTACTTATTGTAACATCTTTTATTGATAAGTTAATTACTTCAGTTGCATCATTTAGATTTTCATCTATTTTAACACCTTTATATATTTTTACTAAAGGATATAATGAAGTAGTAACGCCTGTGGCTAATGCTTGTTTAAATTTTGGCGATAATTCAATCATTAACTTAATCCAAAATCGCTACCCCTTCGGACAGCTTCTTTAATTGATTCTGCAAGTTCACCTTCTACAAAATCTTGTGTCATAACATTACCTGTAACATTTACTACTACATTACCTGAAGAACCACCTTGATTTAATTGATTTAATGTTTCAAGTCCAATAGATTGTACAGCATTTCTACTCATTACAAATTCACCACGTTCTGCCTCTATTATTGTTCCACCTTGAGAATGTCTATTACCACCAACTAAACCACCTTGTTCAAATGTTTGAACATTTTTAAATTGATTCATATTTTGTAATTGTGCTTCTATTTTAGCAACATTTGCCATACCTTTAGCTAATATTGCTGCTGATAGCACAAGATTAGGTAAAGCCTTATTTGCTCCTGCTATTGCATCTATTGTTGCTGCAAATTGCTGTAAACGTGCAGCTTCTACTTGATTTGCACTATTAACACCAATACCTGCTGCAATAGCATTTGTTAATTGTGCTACCTGTCTTAATTGTACATCAAAATCTAAATCTCTAAATTTTTTGTTTCTTTTTAAATCATCTAATAGTTTTTTCTCAACATCAGATAATTCATTTTTCAAAGCAATTTCTTTTATTAATTTTTGTTGTTTTGTATCATCCATATCAACTAATGTACCATTAGCTTTTATGTTTTCATTAATAACGTCTGTTAAATCTTTTGTGCTTTTTATAGTTCCATTTTGTATTGCCTCTAAAATACCTGAACCTTCAACATATTTATTAAAAAAGTCTTCTGAAACGCCTGTAAGACTGATAAAATTTTCTTTTAATAATTCATTATTTACAGTAAAACCTTGAACAATTTGATTACTTTGATTGTTCATTTGAGCCATTATTTGGTCTCTTTGTTTTTGTAATTGTCTTAAAGGTTCTATTAATGCTCCTGCTTCACCTTTAGCCTCTTTTAATCTTTTTGCTGCAGCATCTCTTTCTTCTTTTGTATCTGCAAGTCTTTGTTTATTTCTTAAAACTTTAATTTCATTATTAAGTCTTTTTCTGTCTTCTTTTATTTCATCATTAATTTTATTTATTTTATCTTGTACCTGTACATAATCAGCAACTAATTGAGTAGCATCTTTTTGAAAAACAGAAAGAGGTATTTGTGTAAAACCTTTTGATATTTCTTTGAAAAAATCTTCAAATTCTATTGAAGCAATAGATACTCGTAATAAATCGTTTCCTTCTTTTAATTTTTCGAATAATTTATCTAATTCTTCTGTAGCATTATCTACTTTTAAATTCTTTATTGTACCTGCATATTTATCTAAATTTTCATCTGCTTTTTTAGTTTCTTCTTTTGTTTTTTTGAAAGCACCAAATAATTCAGATATTACAGTAAAAGCTACACTACCTATAGCTAAAAATGCACCTAAACCACCTGTAGTACCTAATAATGCTTTGCCAAATGCCCTAAAAGATTTCGTTAAAGTAACAGTAGCACCATTTAATGCTAACTGTTGAGCACGAAACCTTCTTGTTGTATCCATAGCTGTTTGTAATGCAGATAAATATTTACTTCCAAATCCAATAGTTTGAAGTGTAAGAAAAGATGTAGTTAATCCTACAATAAGTTCAGTAAATATTCTTATGGGTGCACCTTGTAATTTTTCATTTACTTTTGTAATACCATTTATAATGGGGTTAAAACCTTCTGCTAAAGTTTCACCAAGACTTTCTCTTAAATCACCAAAAGCCATAGATGCTTGTGTTAATGCAGAACCTGATAATTGACCAAGTAATTCTGCTAATCCACCATATTTTGCTTCAGATTGTGTAATAATAGCATTAATTTTATCTTGTTTACTCATACTTGAATCAAGTTCAATACCATATCTTTGTAATGAATTTGTAGATGAACCAAAAGCCTTAGATACTAATAAAGAAGCAGATTGCAGGTCCATATTTTGTCCTTCTGCTAAATCTAAAGTTGCTTTTGTTAATAATTTTGTTTGTTCAATATTTGCACCATAAGCACCAAATTGAGACATAACTGAATTTATGTTTTCATCACCAAATCTTGTTACTTTTTGTAATTCACTAGCAAATGAAGATAATTCTTTTGCACCTACTGAACCAAATTGTAAACCTAACCTTGCGACACTTTCTTCTTGTTTTGCAAATAATTGTATATTTCTACCAACAGAACCTGCAATTAAACTAAAACCAAATGAAGCAAGTAGTAATCTTGAACGTAATACAGCAAATGAATTATTTAGCAATCTTCCCTGATTAGTTATATCAATCATACCAAAATGTAATTGTCTTTGTTCTTTAGCAGTTTTTTTAATTGCTGTAGATAAATTATGTCTTTGAAGTATAGATTGTTTTAATAATGCTAATGTTTCTCGTCTAGCTTGAGTTTCTCTTTTTAACTCTATTGCATTAGCTCTTTTAGCATCTGCACCTTTTATTGTTGCGATTCTTTCTTTTTCTTGTTGTCTTTCTAAATCTGCTGATGTTTTTCTTGCATCTTCTTGTTTTTGTGCTAATGCTATAAGTTCTTTATTTTTCTTTTTAAGAGCTATAGCAGCTTTTTCTTCTGCTATTCTTTCTTTATTGTTTTCAATTATTTTTTCTCGTAAAGCCTTAGTTTCATTTTGTCTTGAAACTGTTAAATTAGTTAATAAACCATTTAATTTTGTATTTTTTTGTATTAACTGTTCTTCACTATCTATTAATTGTTTTTGTGATTTTTTTAGGCTATCAGATGCTTTTTGTGTTTCTTTTGTTTTTAGGTTTAATTTATCTATTGATTTAGTTAATGCTTCTAACTGTCTGCTTAAACCACCATCATCTAATCTAAACTTTAATTCAAAATTATCAGCCATTTATATTCGCCTCTCTTGTCGCTTTATCTCTAATTCGTTTTTCTTTCTTGGCTAGAGCATTTTTAATTATAAAAAAATATTCAACCCATCTTGCAGGTTGTTCACCATAGCTGCCACTATGTGCAGGAGTGCCTGTTTCAATACAATAAATATATTTATTTATTAATTTTAAATATTTAACATCTCGTAAATGATTAAGGCAAGTAAAAAAAGGTATTTGTGAAATAATACTTTCTACAATATCAAAATTTTTACCTTGTTGCTCATTAAAATTTATTGTTTCTTGTTTGAGCAAATCTATTACTTGCCACACATCATTTACATCTTTAAATGTGCGAGTTTCGTAACCATTTTTAGTTGCTATTGGTAACTTTGCATCGTAAGGAAACTCACAATATGGACAGCCTCCACAGCTATCTGACATAAGTGTCAGTTCTACTTGGAGGCTTTCCCTTCCCCCACAAGATAAATATTCTGCATTTTTGTAAATATAGCAGTTTTATCTTCTAAGGTTAGTGTTTTTAGGAACTCATCAGATGTATCACCATCAACACCTATACGAATCCATTTAGTCATTGTAGAGTGCATCATTTTCACGCCCAAAACTTCACCACCATCCGTATAATCATATTGGACAGAATCCAACATTTCATCTCTCTCATCTATTGACACATCTTTTAACTTTATCTTTTTACCTGATTTAAGTTTGATTTCCATTTGTTTTCCTTTTATTTATTAAGCTGATAAATCAACTGTAATTAAAGCATCTGTTCCATCATCAACTGATTTAATTGAACAATCTAACATCATAATATCGCCTTCAGAATATGCAACATTAGTAAAAACACCATTTTGTACATCAATACCAAAAGCATTGTTGTTAGTAATTACAAACATATTACCTGATTGAGCAGCAGTTTGTGTATCAAAACTATTGACAAAACCTTTTGTGTTTCCATCATACTTTACTTGGGTATCTACAGTTACTGCACATTCAGCACCTCTACTTACAACTTCATACCCTGTTACTGCTTGACCTGTAAATACAGCAGGATAATCTATAGTAGCTGTAAAGTTACTCATAATAACATCAGTATTAAATACTTTAAATCCTGAACCACTAGATAGTAAAGACTTTGTTGTATTAGAATAAGGTGCATTACCACAAGCAGTGCTACTTTCATTTAAATTAGGTTTTCTACCTGTTTGTAATGTAGCAGAAAATTTATATCTACCACCTTCTGTACCTGAATCTGCTGAAATTGAAAAATTAGTTACTACACAACCAAACATTTCTAAACTTCTTTGATTAGTATGGTCTGAAGATTTTATAACCACAGTTAAAGATGATGCAGCATTTGTTGCAGATGCACCATATTTTTGTGATGCTAATTTATGTCCTGATGCAACAACTGCATCACCTGTTGTTTCACCTGTAATATTATATAATAATAATTTATGACCATCGTCATTATGTAATGTTCCTGATATTGAAAGCTCAGTAACTCTTAAAACATTATCTTGAAATACATCTTCATCTTTAAGAGTATGTCCTACTCCACTTCTAACATCTAATACTTGACTTACATTCAACGAAGGAAATCCAACAGAATCAACATCTAATTGGTGCATAGCTGTTGCAGATATTCCTGTTGCACCTGCATCAGAATTATCTTCTGCAATCCATACCTGAAATTCCTTCGGAGAAAAAGCGTGTGCTACTGTTGCCATTATTTACTCTCCTTACTTTTTGATGCTTTTACTGTTACAGTTTCTACTAAACCTGAAATAGTATCAGCTATTTTTTTAACTTCTATTTCTTTACCATTTTGTAATTCATCCCAAGCGTCTTTATTTACACCACAGGACTTCCAACAATTAGGTAAAGATGTATTTTTATTTTTTATTTTTATTTTCATAAAAACTCCTATTCTATATTACCTAGATGTTGTCCTCTCCATTCAAATTGAACAACATATTCGTTTTCGTCATCTAAGGCATTTAGTTGTGTTGATTCAACTCTACAGTTAAAACAATTACTACTATCTGTCAATACCATCGCTGTGTTATCGTGTATTAACGCCTCAATTCTTGATACATACCTTAAAACGTGGTCTAATGATGTTTTATTTACATTTGGGTCAGCAAAGTAATAAAACATATTAACCTGATACTCTCTAATTTCACTATGAGCATTGTATTCTATAAGGTTACTACCTACAGGGTCTAACCTTAAATATTGTGAGCCTTGTTCTTTTTGCTCGTGTCCAATATATACAGGTAATCCACCCTTAAATTCTGTTCTTAATTTATCTCTTAATTTATTAAGAATATTAGTAAAATTGCTAGTAAAATCTACAGGCATTAATATACCCTTCCGTGTTTTCTAACTCTAGTCATTTTAACAGCCTTACCACTAGAAGCATCAATATCTTCATAAGCACCAAATACTTCTATTTCCCATTCATCATTAAGTGCAGCATTAGAACTACCTGCAAATCTAATCTCTAATCCACTAGATAGTTGTTGATAATCTCCTGTAATAACTTCATCTTTTACTACTTCTATTTCTTTTAACTTATTAGCTCCTTTAGTAAAGACACTATAAGTAGCTGTGCCTAAAGCACCTGCCGTTGTAATAATTACCTTCAGCAAATCATAATCTCCATACCAATCACCTCTAGTATCTACAGGTCGTATAGCACCTGCAGTAGGATATACGACATCTCTTACTACACCTTGTGATGAATCTCTTGTTACTTGCCAAGATAATGCAGCTTTTCCTGCATTTATGTTAGCAATATTGTTCATAGCTTCATCCATTAAAGCATTAGCAAGTTCACTATTAGGGTCGTGTGCTTTAATCATAAAGTTAGCAGCTAGTAATGCTGTAGTACGAATAATAATATAATCGTAGTTACCTTCCTTGTCTTTCCACGCTTCTTTAGGCATATTAGGGTCTAACATACTATCAAGGTATCTACTAGCATCAGTTCTAAATTGTGTTACTACTGTTGTAAAATCTTCACCTGCCTCTATAAGTATATCATTAGGGTCAAGAGTTCCACCACCACTTGTTGTTAAAAATACTTGAACAGAATCTGTAGTTGATGAATAATTAAATTCATATAAAGAATTGGGATTATCTGTTACAGCAGTTCCCTCTACACCATCAAAATATAATTGTGTAATTAATCCTGTATTGTTTGCTTGATATTGATTGGTTGTATCTGTACTTGTCCATCCATATACAGGTTTTTTACCATCAAATGTATCAAGTTGTGGAAATACTCTTTTTAATTCTTTATGTGTACAATATATTGGTGCTGCCATTACTTACCTCTCATCTTTCTTCTAACAGACTTTGAATAACTTGCTCTTTGTTTACCTTTTTTAGTAGCTGCTCTTTTTTTTCTATTTTCATATGCTTTTTGTGCAGGTGTAAGACTTGCTCTAACAGATTTAGGTAAATATCTACCACGTTTAGATTTAGGTTTCTTTTTATCTTTTGGAGAAATATAATCCCATTTTTGTTTAGTCCATTTTTTTAAGGACTTTTGAGATGCTTTTAACGCCATTATTTATATCCTCCACCTTTAGCTTTGTATTGTCTTGCTAACATTTGTGCTTTACGAGCCGACCATTGTCCTGCCCTACCACCTTTACTACCTCGTAGTATTTTATTAAATAATCTTTTTCTCATAGCAGGTTTAGTATAGTTACCTGCTTTGTTTACTGTGCTTTTTCTTTTTTTTCTTGCCATAATATTACCACATTTTGCACGACCAATATCTTGGTGTGAGTTTATTTTTTGCTGTTGCACATTTATGTCTTGCCCTAAATGATTTACGTCTTGCAGGGTTTGACTTTTTTATTTTCATATTAGGGTCGCCAAAAGTTACTCTTTTTACTTTATTTCCATCTTTTACAAAGACTTGGAACTTTTTTCTACCATAACTTATTTGCCCACGTCTAATACGAGAGGGTTTATTTAATCTAACTGATTTTCCTCTATATTTAGCCATTTCACTTCTTTCTACGTTTCATTCCCATTTTTTTCTTTTTCTTTTTATTTTTCATTTTCATCTTCATTTTTCCATAATGACTTGGCATATTATCCTCCTTTATACAAATCCTAATACTTCTATTTCTGCATCTATTTTACTATTTAAACTTCTTGCTTTTAATTTTGACATAGTATTAGAAGCAACTAAACCTCCACTATGTGCTGAATCATAATTAAAACTTACTACAAATTCAGCATTAGCAGGTCCTGTAATATCTATAGCACCTGTTTCATAATTTAATGTACCTGATGCTGCACCCAATATATTACCTTTAGCATCATCATAAGCAAATGCTGATTTATTTGATACACTTGTATTATATGCTTTATCTTCAATAGTATCATCAGGCAAAGAAGCTGCTACTGAACTTTTTACTACAGTAGCAATAGCAGGTATTCTTCCAACACCAAATGGTGTAGTTCCACTTGAAGGAGCTGAAAGTATTACTGCAGATACTCTATTTCTACTTCCTGATGTAAATCTAACATCACCATTTACAATACCAACAGTAACTTGCTTTTCAAAAAGATTACCTGCTGTGTAGAACTGAGTATCAAGTGCTGCTTGAATTTTTTGTAAAACACCATTATTACCTCCAAAATTAAGATTTGTAGCATCAGTTGTAAATGCTAAATCTACAAAAGTAGAACCACCATCAACAGCTATATTAAATTGATATGTTGTTGAAGCAGCTAAACCTGTATTAGTTGAAGGCGTTATACCTGATAACCCTAATTCTGAATACCCTGCATTATAAAATTTTAAAGCAAAAGAACCTTTAACAATCCCATTAGCTACACCATCTGCTGTTCTACCATAACCAAATAAATTTTGTGCTGTGTATCTACCACTTGAATTTGTTTGTACTTTACCTACTGCATTTGCATCATCGTGATATTTATCATAATTTTCTTGTGTATTAAAAAAAGGTAAATAAACTTTTGCATTTACTACAGCACCATTAGTAGAATCAGTTTGTGCATCTTTATCAGCAGTTATTGAGCCATATAAACCTCTTTCTAACTCCATAGTTGTTGTATTGGTTATTGAAACAACTCTTGCAATCTCTATATTGGTTGCAGTTGTACCTGTTGTAGAACCTAATTGTATTAAATCACCTGCTCTAAAAAAATCTGTATCATCAACAACAAAAGTTGTAGTGTCGTTTTCTAAAGCTGTTGCAATATCAGTTATAGCTGCACTATAAAGTTTTCCACTATTTACGTCAAAACCACCTTGATTACTAATAGTTTTTGCATTTGCTGCTGAATGTGCTTCTGCATAACTTACCATCCAAGTGCTAGGGAAAACCATATATTCATTTGCAGCAATAATGTAAGATATACTTCTAAGTGATGTAGCAGAATCAGGTCCTAAATCAACACTATTTAATTCATCAACATTAGAATTATCTTTAAATTCTGTTGTAGTTATTAGTATTTCTATAGGTATATCATTATTGTTTTTAACAACTACTAATTTAGCACCTGCCATTCTTATACCTGCATCACCACCAATAGAACTTGCTGTACCAAATGTTACAATATCAGTAAATTCATCTGAATTATCTACTGTTTGTACTATTGATTTAACTTCAGTATAATTATCTTGCATTTCACAAAGATATTCATTTCCTAATCCTGTTGTTATTTCTAATTTTGCATCTAATCTTGCCATTTCTTCTCCTAATTAAAGTGGTATAAAACCTGTGTTTGAATAAATATTGAATCGGTGTTTGTTTCATTTTCTACGAAACAAGCAATAACTTCACCTGCTGATACAGCAGAACTGTCTATTGTGCAATCAACTGTTTTAATTACATTTCTATCTACTGCTGTTGCCTGTCCACTTGCAAGTAATGTACCACCTGTTAAATTACCATCATCAGTACCACCTGCATTTGTCATTGTAAATTTATATAAGTGTACATTGATAGTGCAATCTGTATCTGTTATAGTAGAAACCATAAACTTACAAGCATCTATAGTTGAGTTTACAGGAACAATAAATAAGTTTTGTAATAAATCATCTGTTGAAGCACCTGCATCAAATGTAGTTGCAGGGTCTGTACCTGTTCCATTTGACATTTCTGTAGCCACACCAAAATATGCTGTCATACCTCTACCTACAAAATGATGTGTACCTGCTGCTGCAGGAACTAATGTTTTAGCGTGAAACTCAAGTATTTGACTATTTGCAGGAGTTAATGTAGAACCTACCTTACACAAAGAATTACTTGTATCTACTCTTAATAACCTTGAACCTGAAGTATTTTGTACTTCAAATGTAGCTGTTAAGTTATCAGTTTGTGGTTGAATTGTTAAACTATCATCACTTACTGATAAGCAAGTATTAGTACCTTCACCATCTTGTA